AGGGTATGGCGGCCCGCAAACGAGCCGATGCACATTGGCTCTACGGTTCAACAAACCGGATTCTTAACGGTATTCTATCGAAGATCCGATCCGCTGGGTTGGCCCCGCTGATCGAGATTGTCGCGTGGTTTGATCTGGAGGCTGACGCCTTCGCGTTTGAGTCGACGCTCATAACTCAATTCGGGAGGCGCAACCTCGGCCTTGGCTCGCTCGCCAACATGACAGACGGAGGCGATGGCGCCTCCAACCCGTCGCCGGAAGCTCGGGCCAAGATGACCGCGACGCGAACCGGTCGGACGGCTACTGAAGAAACCCGCGCAAGGATGTCCGCAGCGCGGACCGGCAAAAAGCTCGGGCCGTTATCAGAAGAGAGGCGAGCCGCAATCGGCGCCGTGCATCGCGGAAAGACAGTGAGCGAAGAGGCTCGGCGGAAGATTGGCGCCGCTCAACTTGGCAGAAAGATGCCGCGCGAGTCGGTGGAAAAGAGCGCAGCCGCACGGCGCGGGAAGAAGCGCGGTCCGCATTCAGTTGATGCGCGAAAAAAGATCAGCGAAGCAAACTTTGGCAAGGTATTGACGCTGGAACATCGCGCTAAGATTGGCGCTGCGCGAGCGGGCAAAAAACACAGCGCAGCTGCGCTGGCTAAAATCAAAGAGGCGGTAAAGATCAGTTCACCCCTAGCGGCTGCGGCCACGCGGGCGTGCTGGGCAGACCCCGCCAAGAGGGCGGCAAGAATCGCCAAGATGATGGCCGCTCGTGCGCGCAAGAAGGAACTAAAAGAATGCCCAGCGGCATGATTGGTATCGACGCCTTCCGGGCGGAATTGCGCAAGGATAGGAAGCCCACGGCGAGCGTCTTCCGTGCGTCCGTTGGGGAAGTGAAAGCGGTCGCGGGTAAGCCCAGAACATTCCGGTTTTGCTTCTCGGACGGAAGCGTTGACCGAATGGGGGACACCATCGACCCAGCCGGTTGGAATCTCCACGACTTCAACAAAAATCCAGTCTGCTTGTTCGCCCATGATAGCTCTGCGCCGCCTATCGGGCGCGCGAGTAATCTGATGGTCGAAGACGGACGGTTGATGGGCGACATCGAATTTGCTCCACCGGAAGTCTACGGTTTCGCGGACACAATCTTTAAGCTCGTGCAGGGTGGATATTTGAACGCCGTGAGTGTCGGATTCCAGCCCAAGGAATACGAGTGGGCCGACGACGAGGACCGAGAATGGGGGTTGGATTTCAAAGCGCAGGATCTTCTCGAAATTTCGGTTGTGCCGGTACCGGCGCTGCCGTCCGCGCTAATCGACGCCCGCGCTAAGGGAATTGATACGACTCTAATCTTGGAATGGGCCGAGAAAACCCTGAAATCTGCGAAGGAACCGCCGATGAGGACGAAAAAGCCCGGCGGTCGTCGCCGGACATCTGATGGTGCAGCAAGCGAAACCGATCCGGCATCCGGCGGCGCTCTAGTTGGTAATTGCGGGCGCCCCCTGGGGGATTCCTGCGGCATGGTTAACGTCGCTGAATGTTCGATACACGGTCAAGGCGAAGTGGGAACCGGCAGCGAAGAGGACGAGGACAAGAACATGGACGCCAAACTCCGCAAGCTGGTGCAACAGGAATTGCTGCGCACTCTGAAGTCGATGCGCCGCCGCGATCCGGAGGATGGCGACGATCCTTCCGCCGCCGAATCGCCGGATGAGCCGTTGCAGAAGTGCCTCGCGCACATGAAGGCGGCGCACATGTTCCACAAGATGGCGATGGCCAGCCATAAAAAGGCGATGGATGCGCTGTCTGATGCGATCGGCGGCGATGACGATAACGAAGACGGAACGTCGAAGCCGGATGGTGACGACGATGGCGGTGAGAAAGCCATTCTCGCCGAAATTGCGCGTCTCCGCGACGCCTGACTTACGGCCCAACCGCCCTTGGGCAAGGCGCCGGACCGTCGCGATGACGGCCTTTCCCTGAGATGGAGCCTATAACAAATGAGCACTCTGGCCGCTATGAAGCAGGCCCGCGCAGCCGCGCTCGATGCGGCCGATGCGTTGGCGATGACGGGCGAACTCCCCGCCGCCCGCAAGAAGCTGGACGAGGCCAAGGGTCTCGCCGAAAAGATCGCGCTGCGTGAGGAAGCGCAGTCCGAGGCAGCAAAGGCTGCCCAACCCTCCGGCGGCCAGCGCCCTGGGCAGCACGACGAGAACCAGTTCAAGAACTTCGGCGAGCAGCTCCTGGCGATCCGGCGTCACTACGCGCAGGGCGTCACCGACCCGCGCCTGGTGCGCGCGCCGTCGGGGATGGGCGAAGCGGACCCGTCCGGTGGCGGCTTCCCGGTGCAGACCGATTTTTCGACCAATATCCTGACGCGCATCTATGACATGGGCGAAATCGCCCAGCGCGTGTTCCGCCTCGGCATCACGTCGAACGCGAACGGCATCAAGATCCCGGCGATCGACGAAACGAGCCGCGCCAACGGAAGCCGTTGGGGTGGTGTGCAATCGTATTGGCTGGCGGAAGGCGATGCGATCGGCGCCAGCAAGCCGAAGTTCCGCCTGATCGAACTGGACCTGAAGAAGCTCGGCGCGCTGTGGTACGTCACCGACGAACTTCTGCAGGACGCCGGGGCCCTCACCGGCATCGCCAACGAGGCGTTCGCGCAAGAACTGACCTTCGCCCTCGAAGACTCGGTGGTGCGTGGCACTGGCGCCGGTATGCCGCAGGGCATTTTGAATTCGCCGGCCTTGATCACTGTCCCGGCCGAGAAAGGCCAGGTGACACAGACCGTTCTGTATCAGAACCTGATCAACATGTGGTCGCGCATGTGGGCGCGGTCGCGGTTCCAGGCCGTTTGGTACATCAACCAGGACGTCGAGCGCCAGCTCTACCAGGTCAACCAGGTCATCGGCACCGCCGGCGTCCCGGTCTATTTGCCGCCAGGCGGCCTGTCGGAGAAGCCGTACGCGACGCTGTTCGGCCGGCCCGTGATCCCGGTGGAATACTGCGCCACCCTCGGCACGCCGAGCGACATCCTGCTGGCCGACTTCAGCCAGTACGTCATGGTGGACAAGAATGCCATGCAGCAGATGTCATCTGTGCATGTCCGGTTCGTCAATGACGAAATGACATTCCGCCTGACGTATCGCGTCGATGGTGACTGCATCTGGCAGGCGCCCCTGACCCCGTACCAGGGCACGCAGACCAAGTCGCCGTTCATCGTGTTGGCGCAGCGCTGATCGTTGATCGGCGCCCTTCCTCGCATGCAACCGGCGCGGTAGCGCCTCGGAGATTCCACCATGGCCCGTCAATTCCGCCTCTGGGAGAACGCTGCTGTCGTTTCTCTTCTGAAGCCCGCCGCCGATGCCGGCGGTCGCACGTCCACGTACGTGTCCCTGCGCGATTGCCACAAGGCGTTCATCGTCTGCTACGTCACCCAAGGCAACGCCGCCACGATCGCCCTGACGCCACTCCAGGCGCAGGACAGCAGCGGCACGAACTCCAAGGCGATCACGGCAACGCCGATCGCCTATAATCTCGATACCGACACGGTCCCGGCGGATCAGTTCACCGTTGGCACGACCGCGGCGAACTACACGACGGACGCCGGCACGAAAACGAAGATTGTCATTTTCGAGATCGAGCCGGCCGAGTGCATGGACCTGACCTGGGGCACCAACAACGCATCCGGCGTGCCGCAGCAGTTCAACCACCTCGCGATCCAGACCGGCGCATCCAACGCCGCGAACATCACGGCCGCGATCCTGGTGGCGCATCCGCTGCGCAATGCGCGGCAGAACCCGATCACGATGAACGTCTAAGCCGGTCCCGCGTCTCTGTTTGGAGAATACCCATGACGACTATTCCTGGCACAATCCGGGACGCGGACGGCAATTCGCGTGCGTTCTATGATACGAACACGCAAGAGACGCTGGTTCGTCTCAATCCCTTGGTGTTCGAAGACGACTTCGTGGGAGCCGGCCACACCGCCGGCGTCCCCGCGGCTGGCTCGCCGACTGCCGGCTACGCCTGGGTCAAGAAGATCGTGGGCTCTGGCCCCCCGACCGTCGCCATCGTCGCCAACGGCGCCGGCGGCATCGCCGCATGCACGCTGGCAGCGACCTCCGAAAAGGAGGATGCGGCGCTCTACATGAACGATCAGCTTACCTTCGACGTGACCAAGAACCTGGTGTTCGAAAGCCGCGCCGCGATGGCGGTGCTCCCAAGCGTGGCCGGCGTCGAGATGGTGCTGGGACTGCAAAGCGCCTGGATCGACGGGCCAGACAACGCTTCGTATTACCTGCGGTTCCAGGCAAACGGCAGCGGTCTGGTCAACTGTCAGTCCTACGACGGAACAACCACCAAATCGGTTTCGTCAGGCGTGACGCTGGTCGCCAACGCCTACCATTTGTTCCGGATCGATGCGACGAACGTGGCCGACGTGGCCTATTACATCGATGGCGTGCGGGTGAACGCGGTCGGCAGCGTCGGCTTCGCAGCGACGGGTGCGGGTGCCGTGCTCCAATTGTATGCAAGCGCGTACAAGGCGTCGGGCACCGGCGTCGGCACGCTGAACCTCGACACGATGTCGGTGGCGACGGATCGGGTCTGAGTCATGGCCCTTCCTCTCAATCTGAGCCAGTACGGCGCGATCATCGCGCCCGGCGGCAGCCTGTCCAGTTCGTACACGTTCAGCAGCAGCCAGGTCTCCGGCGGCCCGATTACCGGCGGCGTGGCGATGGGCGCCGACACGCTCGTCGGCATCTGGATGCCCGCGACGTGGGTTGCCGCATCGCTGACGTTCCAGGTGTCGCCGGATGGCGGGGTGACGTGGCTCGAGCTTTACAATGACGGCGGGACCGAAATCACGATCAGCGCCGCGGCCAGTCAGTTCATCTCGCTGGTCACGAACTCCAACTATACGTGGCGCGGGATCACGATGCTAAAGGTCCGCAGCGGAACGGCATCCGTTCCCGTTGTGCAGACCGGCGGCGCCACGGTGACGTTGATCGGGCGGCCGGAATTGTACTGATGAGCGTTTGGCACAAAATCATGATCTGGTGGTGGAGGCCGCTGTCGTGGTCTTCCACGGCCGTTCTGTTTGACGCAGGGTCGTGCGACGACCGCGGGTTGCCCCGCATTCGTGTCAAGGCGCGCTCGGTCCAACTATGATCCGATCCACCCAATACCTAACCCGCGAGCGCCGCGACATCCCCACCGTGATCGAGAGAACCCGCGATGCGAACCACGCTGCAAGTGACAGCAGCGCCGGCAACGCTGCCGGTGGGCCTCGGGATCACGAAACGGCACTGCCGGATCGATCACGCTTCGGACGACGATCTCCTCCAGGTCTATATCGGCGTCGCGACGTCGATGGCGGAGCAGTATCTTAGCCGGGTCCTGATCACGCAGACGCTGCTGTGGACCGTCACGCCGGAATGGCCCGTCCGCCCCGATGTGCATTTCCTGCGTGGCGCGCTCCAATTGCCCCGCGCGCCGGTGCAGTCGATCGCCTCCGTCGTCCTGACCGACCAGCGCGGCAACGCCACCACGATCGTCCCCGCCACGCTGCCCATCGTGCCACCGGCGGCGCTGCAAGGCTACGTGGTGGATCTGTCGCAACAGCCCGCAACGCTGGTCGTCGGCCTCGACACGATCCTGGTGGACGGCCGCACGGTCCGCAACGCGACGCTGCAGCATCTCCAGGTGCAATTCGTGGCCGGATATGGCACGCCGACCGATAACGATCCGTTCGTGGCGGCGATCCCGGAACCGATCAAGCAGGCGATCTTGCTGACCATCGCGCACCTCTACGAACACCGCGGCGATTCCGATGCCGCGATGCCGCGGGCTGCGGAATGGCTGCTCGATCCTTACAGGATTCCGTGGGTTGCCTAGTCCAGACCCCAACGCGGTCGAAATCGGCTCGCTCCGCTGGCCTGTAGTCATCGCGACGCGCCAGCAGGCTGCGGACCCCGATAGCGCCGGCATTCTGGAGACCATCGCGGACACGCAGACGGTGCGCGCCGACGTGCAGCCGATTGGCCCGATGACGTTCTACGCCGCCGAGCAAATCGATACGCCGGTCACGCACAAGATCGTAATCCGCTGGCTGGACTGGATAGATACGACTTGCGTCATCTTCCGCGCCACCCAACGGCTCGACGGCAGCGTGCGCCACGAGCGGTTCCGTATTCGCCGCGTGATGGAAATTGACGGGCGGAAACGGTTCCTGCGGCTGGATTGCGAGCTGGAGAAGAGAGAATGACGGAGTACAGGGCGGCCATTCTGTGGGTCAGCCCTCAGATGACCCGCAAGGCGAAGAGGGCGATCCCACCCGAACATAGGATCGCAGCGATCCGCGAAGACCCGGATAACCGAGTGGAGCATTGGCTGATCGAGGGACCGTGGATGCCCCCTCTCACTGCCTCTGGGCTTCCCGACATAGTGTCGATTGTGCTCACTGTTTCCTGGCCAGACGATGAGTCGGAAGTGCGCCTCGACGCCGCGCTGGAACACGACAGGGAGCGGGTTTGGCGCGTTGGCGTTTGGCCGGACCACGCGTCATTCATGGCCGACTTCAGCGACTGATGGCACTCCGCATCGACATCCCCGCGGGCTACACCGTCGTCGCCGGCAAGAAGCAACTCCGCGCCACGCTGCGCCGTGCGGGCGCCGAGGTTGCCGCGAAGGCCCGCGCGATGATCCGCGCCGCCGGCCTGGCCGGCC